AGCTAACCTTAACGGTTCAGAGGGTGTGTTCTACGTAGTGGGTCAGAGAGGTAACGTGTTTGGTGGAGGTAATCCAACAACGCTTGCTGAGTTTGATTCTATTATACAGAGGCTAGACAAGCAGGGAGCAATCGAGGAGAACGTTCTCTTCGTGAACAGAAACTTCTCGTTTGATATGGACGACATGTTAGCTGCTCAGAACTCTTACGGGGCTGGTGGTACTTCATATGGACTGTTTGACAATGACGAGGAGATGGCTTTAAATCTTGGGTTCTCAGGATTCAGGAGAGGCTATGACTTCTATAAGTCTGACTGGAAGTATCTTAACGACCCAACAATGAGAGGTGGTCTTGTAGGCGGTGCGATCAACGGAATGTTAGTTCCTGCTGGTTCGACTACAGTATACGACCAGGTACTAGGAAAGAATGCAAAGCGTCCTTTCTTACACGTTCGTTACAGAGCTTCTGAGACTGAAGACAGACGTTATAAAACTTGGATCACTGGTTCAGCTGGTGGAGCAAGGACATCTTCTTTGGATGCTATGGAGGTAAACTTCTTGACAGAGAGAGCAGTTTGTGTATTAGGCGCAAACAACTTCTTCTTATTCCAAGATGCATAATAAGTAGTAATGTTAGGGGAGATGTAAGAGTCTCCCCTTTTTTAATTCTAAATTAAATTATATCAAATGAAAAAAACACAAAAGTTTGTAGACAAAACTTACAGGCTAAAACAAGACCGTGCGCCACTCAGCTATATGCTGTCATCAAGGCACTCTAGGAGATCACCTTTGCTACACTTCGATGAGGGCAAGGGACTTAATAGGCCACTGAGGTATGCGAGAAACCAAAAGAGTCCGTTCGAGGATGAGCAGGATGGTAACGCTATACTAGAGCCTATCGTATTCGAGGATGGCATGCTATTCGTACCTAAACAAAACCAAGTACTACAGCAGTTCTTACACTACCACCCGTCTAATGGAAGGGTGTATGAGGTTGTAGATAAGTCAAGGGATGCGTCCAAAGAGTTAGAGATGGTAGAGAAGGCTGTTGATGCAATGATTGTTGCAAAGGAATTAAAGGGCGATAAGTTATTGGCTGTGGCAAGGGTATTGATCGGGGTTTCGGTTGACAAGATGTCTACCGCTGAGATCAAGAGGGATGTACTTGTATATGCAAGAAACAGTCCACATGACTTTATGGAGACCATAAACGATCCTATGCTAGACCTGACCAATGATGTTGTTCAGTTCTTTAATAACTCTTACCTGTCGTTTAGGAACTCAGGTAAAGACGTTTACTTTAACTTACCAAAGAATAAAACTAAGTTACTAACCGTTCCGTTTGGTGAAGACCCGTACTACATTGTGGCTTCATTGTTCCAGACAGATGATGGCATTGAGACTTACAAGCTCCTAAAGAAACGCTTAAGTAGCAATAGTTAATAACAGTTATATTTGTGACTATTATTAACCCATTAAATTTTTATCATGGTAAAGTTTTTAAAGATTACAAATGCTACTGCAGTTCAAGGACAGCTTATAGGGCTTACAGGAATTAAGACTATAACTACTCCTGCATTGACTGATCCAACGGTTCTTGTTAAATACACGGACGGTACTACTACTACTGTTACTACAGCAGATCAAGAAGCTAGTGACGTTTGTTTAGCAATTATCAAGGCAACTGAGGTAGCCCTTGCAACTTCTTGGCAGAAGCCGTACTTCGAGATGGTTCTACCAAAGGCAGTGACGAGTATTGTTAATGCATAGTAGCGTTAACTAAACAGAAAGAGAGAGAGGCTTAAAAAATTAGGCCTCTTTTTTTTTGTTATCTTTGTAAAAAAGAATATCGATGATAAATTCTGTGAGAAATACAGTGTTAGCTGTACTCAATAAAAACAATTACGGATATCTATCTCCCCAAGACTTTAACTTATACTGCCTACAAGCCCAGATGGACTTGTTTGAGGACTACTTTTATCAGTACAACAACTGGATCAACAGAGAAAATAACAGGTCTTCAGGGACTGGTTACGCAGATATAGTAAAGGGACTAGAGGAGGTTATAGACACGTTTACGGTACTAGCACCCCTACAAAATCAGAGTACGGCTACATTAAATAAAAGCTCGTACCTTCTCCCTACCGCAACACTAAACGGAAGTGACTACTACCTACTTAACAAGATGTTAGTCTACCAAACGATTAGGGCCACGGGTACTACAACCAGCTTTGCGGTTGGTCAGAACGAGATACTAGACACAAACGCTACCTTTGTAACAAGCGGAGTACTTCCAGGAGATGTTGTTGGGTATAGTATTGGGGGTGTACCAACAAACACATTAGTGGAGAGCGTGGTGTCAGAGACACAGCTTCAGGTGGAAAGTACAAATATTATTTCGTCTCCTATAGACTACGCAGTATATAATCCTAATAACTTAAAGGAAGCAGAGAAGGTAACACAGGCTAAGATAACCTTACTAGATAACTCTATACTAACCAAGCCAACGTTGACATACCCTGCGTATGTTCAGAACGCATTAAGCTCTAAGATATACCCATCTAGTGTATACGAACAGGGGCAGGTATTGGCTCAGTATATTAGGTATCCGTTTGTACCTAGCTGGACTTACTTAGAGACCTCTGGTAACGACCCTATATTTAATATATCTGATGGACTGTATCAAGACTTTGAGCTACCGCTTTCAGATGAACCTAACTTAGTTAATAAGATTTTACAGTATGCGGGAGTAGAGATAAGGGAGGCAGATGTTGTACAGTTTGCACAGGGACAGGAAGCATTAGATACACAAGAAACAAGTTAAGATGGCATATATAAATCAGTACCAGTACTACACAAACAACGAGGGAAACCCTAACGATGCGAATTGGGGTTCGTACCAGTATGTAACACTAGAGGATATAGTTAATAACTTCATGCTTATATACCAAGGAAACCACGAGTTGGTTAACAACCTGAACAGGTTTCAGGTACTGTTCCATGCAAAGCGTGGTATACAGGAGTTAAACTACGATGCACTCAAGGAGATAAAGATACTGCAGCTAGACTTAGACAGCAGCTATAGGTTTGTTTTGCCATCCGATTTTGTGAACTGGGTTAGGATATCTGAGTGGAGGAATGGTGTACTGCGTCCATTGACTGAAAACATACAGACAAGCTACGCCAAGGCCTACCTACAAGACAACGATGCTAACCTATTATTCGACCAAGACGGCAATGTACTAAGCCCTCAGGACAGTGAAATAGATCTAGCCCGTATAAGGGGTGGGTCAAGGAGTATATACCTAAACTCAAACAGTGTCTATGACGGGCAGGAGGGATGGAATGTAGACGGGTGTTGGTACTTTGACTACCAGGTTGGCGCAAGGTTTGGTCTGAATACAGAGACAGCAAACTCAAACCCCACGTTTAATGTAGACAAGAAGGCGGGGGTAATAAACTTTAGCTCTGGGAGTAGCATGAGGTCAGTGGTATTAGAGTATGTCTCTGACGGAATGGAGAACGGAGACGATGCGTCTGTTAGTTTAAATAAGTTATTTGAGGAGTACATATATGCGTACATACGTTACTCTATTTTAAACGGCAGGCTTGGTGTGCAGGAGTATGTAGTGAACAGGGCAAGGAAAGACAAGTCATCACTACTAAGGAACGCAAAATTAAGACTAAGTAACATACACCCTGGCAGGCTTCTGATGAACATGAGGGGCAAGGATAAATGGATAAAATAATAATATGCCAATAATAAATACAAACTTTATTGCAGGTAGGATGAATAAGTCTGTGGACGAGAGACTCCTTCCACCAGGTGAATATGTAGATGCTATAAACGTGCGTCTGGGTTCTACTGAAAACACTGAGATAGGTGCTGTAGAGAACTCAAAGGGTAACAACTCCTTGACTACATTAGAGTATGGTGGGCAGTCACTGTCAAGCTCGGCAACATGCTTAGGTGCGTATGACGATGGGCAGCTGGAGACTATGTACTGGTTTGTTCATGACCCCGCTAACACAGTGGCTACCGATGGTGTAGTTGATATGGTGGTGTCGTTTAACACGCAGAACAATCAGCTCAGATACCATGTGATAACACTTGACGTATTAAAGTTTGACCCAGAGTATTTAATAACTGGCGTAGATAAGATCGAGGACTTACTGTTCTTTACGGACGGAAAGAATCCACCAAGGAGAATAAATGTAAACGACACATACGAATTTCCTACGGGGGATGTGGATGGTATAGAGGAGGAGGATATATCTGTGATACTAAAGCCACCTGGTTTTGAAGACCAGACAGCAACTGGCGAAGTTCCACTGACAGCACCTACGTTTGAGTTAATCAATGTGGTGGGTGGAGAAAATTATTTGGAGGACAGGTTTATAAGCTTTGCCTATAGGTACAGGTACATAAACAACGAGTACAGTGCGACTTCTTTATTCAGCCTGCCTGCATTCCAGCCATCAAACTTTAGGTTCGATACCCGAAGCTATGACAACGCTGGTATGTCTAATGCATTCAACGGTGCTAAGGTAAAGTTTAGCACAGGGAGTGACAGGGTTGTTCAAGTTGACTTGCTGTATAAGGACTCTAACACTAACAGGATATATGTAATAGAGAGGTTCAAGAAGGAAGACTACGGCTGGGCAGACAACGCAACGCAGGAGTATGTGTTCACGAACAGTAAGATATACTCTGT